TGGTAGTAGGATGCGCCTTGCATGCGTAGCTCGTATGCTTTGCGGCGACGTTCTGCGATGACTGCTTTCGTGTTGTCGGCGTGTAGGCGCGGCATAGCTAAACCTCCTGGGTCTAAACAATCAACCAGGAAGATTACACAGGCAGGGGCGTTGTCTAGACCTCGGAGACAGTCACGCCCTCAGCCAGTAGGCGGGATTTGATGCGTTGCTGTTCCTCCGCCGTGTCGCATTCAATGAGCAGGTTAAAGCCATCTGGTTTGGGGTCTGCTGGCCTGCCCGGTACTTCCTCGTCCAAGTCATCCAGGGCTTCGAGCATGGCATCCAGCTCGTCGCGGTCAAAGCCGGTCGCCTCAAGGTCTGGAAGTTCGGTGAGCAGGTTAACCAGTTCTTCCACCTCGTAGGTGGCGACATCGTTGGCACGATTATCCACTACTACCACGCGTTTCGCCGCGTCCGCGTCCAAGTCCACCAGGTGCACATCTACCGTGTCCCAGCCTAGGCGTTGAGCCGCCATGACTGTATGATTCCCGGCCAAAATTACGTTAGTGAGTTCCGGCTCTTTACCACCCGCATTAACCACTACCGGCTTGTATTGGCCCAGGCGCTGCAATGATTCGGCGATGAGGTCAATGTCGCCCCGGCGCGCATTACCGGGGTAGAACTTCAACTGGGAGATTGGGGTCATAGTCATGCCCCACAGCCTAAAAGGCGCGGGGCATTGTTCAACACCTTAGCTACTTAACATCTGCAAACTATATCGCCGTAATAGGCTGCTTCCCACTCGGCGCGCCCCTTCTCTGCCCCACGGACACCACCTAGTGACGAAACGCGGAGCCAACGACGATCACGTCGTCCGCCATAAGACATGGCGTATGCCGGATGTACTGGAAGGTCATATTTGTGGAGGTAGGCGAAAACATCAGTAGCTGACCACTCCCCGATTGGGCGGCATGCCCTGGCGCTCATACCTTTCCACCTGGCTTGCGATATGCGGCGGACGCGTGATTCTTCTGCCCTAATTCCCGAAATATGACGGTCTCCAAAGCGTTGGGCAGCTTCGTCAAACCCAGCGCGGCTGGTGCGTTTTGTAGATGATTCTTCAAGGTTGTTGTCCCACCAGCGTTGTGCTGACGCTGGTACGGAGATTTCGTGGTAGTCCACCTGCGCACCGTATTCTTCGAGGAATGCATCGCGGACTGTTGGGCAGTCTGGGTTTTCCCACTTATCGACGCGTACCCACACGAGTGGGAGGGTGAGTCCGCTGGTGGCGGCCATGTGAGCAACGACTACGGAGTCTTTGCCCCAGCTTGTGGATACGTAGCATCCGCCTTGTGCTGCGAATTCACGAATCATTTCGCGACCGTGCTCGGCTAGGTCATCGAGGGGTAGGCGAGTTGCTAGGAGTCGGTCGTAGCGGGCGAGTTCATCCCAGGCTTTTTGGTCTGCTGTGGTGATTCTGGGTGATTCTATGAGTGGCATGGTTTCACCCACACTGTTTCTGTGCGCTTTGCCATTGGTGTTCCGCGTCCGCCTGCGAATGCTGGGTATTCGTGGCGCTCCCAGTCTTCGAGTGCGGCGTCGTAGAGTGAGCTGCGGTAGCCAGAGAGAATAACCTTCGCTGGGATGCCTGTAATGACGTCGAGGAGGTTCTCGTGGTCCTCTTCGGTCATGTCGTAGGGATAGGATGAGCCGGAACGTGTGCGTGGAAGGTATGGCGGGTCTAGGTATAGGAGTGTGCTTTTTGCCCTCCCATACTTTTGAATCATTTTCAAGGCATCACGCTGGTCGATGCTGACTCCTGATAGGCGGTCGGCTACGGGTTGTATGCGGTCGGCCATGCGTGCCATTTGCTCTGGGAAGCTGATGGAGCGCGGTTGGTAGGTTACGTATTTTGCCCACATTCCGCCGTGCTGTGTCGTGCGGGTGGTGCCCTGCCACAGTTTTGTGAGTGTGCGGCGCGCCCATTCGACTGGGTCATCAGACTTGGGCTCTGCCACCGCGGCGTAGTATTCCTCGTGGCTGTGTGGGGTGAGCCGCATTGCTTGTTCGAGTTCTGCGGGGTGGTCTCTGATGACGCGCCAAAGATTAGCAATGGAGCCGTCGCGGTCGTTGATGGTTTCGGCGACGGAGCGGGGTTTAGCGAGTAGGACAGACAGTGAGCCTGCGTAGGGTTCGACGTAGTGGGTGTGGTCGGGTAGCAGGTCAATGATTTTGGGGGCGAGGCGTGATTTTGACCCTAGGTATGGGAAGGGTGGTTTTAGGCGCATGGTGTTCTTTCTGTGGGGTGCCAGTAGGGGGCGCGGGTGCGCATGGGTTGGCCGTGGGGGTCAGGTAGTGGGCGCTGCTTCCACCCATCAGCAGGCCCAGGTGTTATTTCCCACTCGGCTACTTTGCCGAATCCGTTACGGTGCCTAGCCCCAAGGTTCGTTACGATACCCAGTAGGCTACGTAGTTCATCCTCGTTGGTTATGGTGGCGTGCCAGCTGATTTTCCGGTGGTAGGTAGTAGATAGTGTGGTGTTGCCTGCTTTGGTGGGGCCTAGGCCACTGTGGTGCTCTTTCGCTTTAGTGAAAAGTGCCATTGCTCCGGTAGCGGGGCGGCGGCGTATCTCCGTAGCTGAGTAGTGCGAAGTATCAAAGATTGGGGCGCTTACTTTCCATCCCCACACCCCATCTTGCTCCCACTTTTCTAGCGGTAGTGGAAAGTCGGGGGCATGGTCATCACTGATTGGCTCTAGCTCTTCGCCGCGTTCCATAGCGCGCTGCGCACAGGCCCACGCCAGCGCACCATCCAATGGCCCCACATGCCCAATAGTGGGTGTAAGCATATGGGCGGTAATTGTGACGTTCATTATCCCAACTCCGCTAGCAGTGCCCGAATATCCTCCGCATGTTCCTCAGTATGCTTAGCCCACTGCTGATAATCAGCGTGGAAATCTGGGGAACCATCGAATGAATCGGAGTCACCAATCGTAATGTCAGCGTGCCCGAAGCCTTGGGCATTCTTTGCGCCCAGTGTGGTGTGCCCGTCCGGTGCCCATAGGTGCAGGGCAGCACCCAGGGCGGTGCGGTGTGCTTCGGTTGCTGCTGGGGTTAGTGATACTTCTCCTACCAGTCGTGAGCCGGAGATGAGTACCTGCGTATCCCAAATCATTTGTGCCGTCGTGAGCTCGCCTGTGGCGATTTCAATGAATTTTCCGGCTGGGGTGGCGGCTTGGTCGTGGCGGGTGCCGAATTCCTCGCTACGGAAGTGTGCGGCAGGCTTGAGGGTGGTGTCGGTTAGGTCGAGGCGGTCGGCGTTTTCTGCACATACCAAAATGAGGTCTGTAGCCCACATGGTGCCGGTGATGATGTCACTTTTAGCGGCGTAGCCAAGCATGGCGAGGGCCGGGAAGTTCTCTTCAACGCGGCGCATCATGTCAAGGTCGGTCTTAGCCCCGGTGGAGGATACCGCGCCGCCGGTAAACAGCAGGTCTACCGCGCTCTTAGTTAGCGATGCAGGTTGCAGGTCAATCAGACGTGCAGTTTCCCAAGCAAGGGCGTTACGCAGCGCATGGCGAAGTGACGCGGCAGACAGGAATGGCACGTGTGCCACGTGCCCATCGGGCTGCACCACGTCGTGAGTGCGTAGCAGGCTGGTATTTCCAGCACTTCCTGCACCGTGATGGAACGGGCTGGTTAGGGTTGCGTTGATCTGGAATACAGTTGGGTGGGTTGGGGTGAGGGTGGTCATCACTTTGCTTCCTTTGCGGTCTTGCGGGCGGCTTGAATCTCGGAGTTTTCTACACGGGCAATAGCCACGATGTACACGATGTTTTGGGCGATGTGTCGCGCCCAGGCGGCGTAATCCATATCAATGATCTGGCCTGCTTCAATGATGCGTTCGGCACCGCTTTTTGATAGCGCAGGAATTTGCAGCTTTCGGCAGGCGATGGTTACAGCCTGCCCAAAGTTGGCGGCACCCGCAGCAGCGGTTTCTACGGCGGTGGTGGCGCGAAGGTTCCAGAAGTCAAGGCGTGAGGGGCCATCGTCGGTGAGTGAATCACGCAGCGCAAAAATTAGGCTGATGGTTGCCAGGTCAAGGTCTTCAAGGGTTGGGGTATGCATGAGTATCCTCCATGATTGGTTTGGTGATGCACCACAGTGCAAGGTTTGTTATGGGGCTGGATTGGTAGGGGCGTAAACGCTGGGAGAGTTCACGCCAGGTGGCGAGATCTTCCGTGGTTTTTAAGTATTGTGGTTCGCCTGTCTTAATCGCCTCCACCGGTACACCTAGGCGGCGTAGGGCTAGACAGGTGGTGAACACGGTTCGGAATTGCTCTGGCGTGGCGGTGATATTGGTGGCCTCCATACGCACTTTCCACTTCCCTGCGCCCCGATTGGTTTGGACGTATGGGAGAACATGTTTCTGCCCGGACTCTGCAATGCTGACAACCCATTCACCCGCTGGGGGGTTAAGCAAGATATCAATGATGGGCCGTGTGTTTGCCCGGTTTGTTAGGCACAGGCCAGGGCCACCTGCGTACGCTTTTTCGTGCGAGGGTGGTAGGTTCTCGCCGGGTGCGGCTACCCATGACCATAGGCGCGGAGATGTACGACCAGCACCACTACAACACCAGAGTGAGGCCTTGCCTACACGGCCGCTGTGGCAAGCCCACAGTGACTGATCCGTGAAGTTATCGCCCAAGGCTTTAGATGCATCGGCAGTAATCTCGGAGTACTCACCCGTGATAGAGCAGATACCCGGTTCTGGTTTGAGTAGCTTTCCTTTGGAGCCGTTCACGTCTGGTTGACCGGCTAGGTTCCAGATAAGGGTTAATGCTGCGGTCATAGTTCCTCAACAATCAATAATCCACATCCGTATGCTTTCCCACTACCGATGCCCGATTCCATGAGTGTCTGTAGGGCATCTTGGTCTTTTACTGTTGCGCGACCGGTAAATAGAATTCGGTGGTGGATGGTCTGCATGTCTGGTTTCTTGCCCTTAGCTGGGGGCAGGCGTGTGCCATCGATACTGTGCAGATTGAGTGCGTTGCCTACGCGTCGTTGTAGCCACTCGTTCCATTTTTCTGGCGGGGCTGGCGTTTTCTTTCCGCGTTTATTGGGGCCTTGGTACTGGCTTAGTATTGGGTTTCCGATTAGCGCATAATTAATGCGGGCGGATGCAGCCGGTATTTGAGTTGGGAGTGTGACGGCTTGTGTGACTCCTCTTATGGCTTTAATCCAATCAACCGGGGTTTCGTGTCGTACTACGAGGTGTTTAGTGTCCGGACTTGCCCAAAGTACTGGCTTACCGTCTGTTGCGTGTAGGAGTGTTCGATGGACGGCTTGTGAGTCAAATGCAATCCGCGTAGTGCGGTTAAGGCTTAGTGTTGTGGTTAGCACTATTCGTTTCTCTTTAATGTTCTATTTTGGTCGATTAGGGGTTGCAGGGTCACAGTGCCGTTGTGTGGTGAAAGTCAGGAAAACCACTGGTTATGCCCTTACATCGCCCAGATGAGGCAGGCGACTACAGCCCCTTGGTGTGCACGGGTGGGGTTGAACCACCATCAATCACGTGTTGGGGTGCATCCAATTGTCATGCACCCTAATCCGGTGTGCTTTGCCGGGTTAAGCTACGTGCACTATTTTTTACCCCTACTAGCCGATAAGCTGCACAAGGATGTTTACCAG